GTTTCCCAGTCACGATCAGGAGGGGTCCCAGACTTGACCTATATATGTAAGTTTTATAAATAGATAATCAGGAAAAACTTTCCAAAGGTTTCAAAATCAACCTGAAAAAATTTTGCGGAAAAATTTTTATGAATGAAAAATTTATACAAAACCTAGATAAACTACCTCCAGATGTAAGAAGGCAATTTGCTTTACTGGCTAATCAGTATGGTGAAAAGAAAAAACAAAAATCTATACAGGATGATTTCTTAACTTTTGTAAAACACGTATGGCCAGATTTCATAGAAGGCTCGCATCACAAACGTATAGCAGATAAATTTAATAAACTAGCCAGTGGAGAAATAAAAAGATTAATTATTAATATGCCACCGAGGCATACTAAATCTGAATTTGGATCTTATCTTTTGCCAGCCTGGATGGTGGGTAGAAATCCTAAACTAAAAATTATTCAATCAACTAACACAACAGAACTTTCTGTAAGATTTGGTCGTAAGGCAAAAGCTCTAATTGATTCCAACGAATACCAAAAAGTTTTTAAAACAAAATTAAGAGAAGACTCTCAGGCAGCAGGTAAATGGGAAACTGCTCAAGGCGGAGAATACTATGCAGCGGGTGTAGGATCGGCAATCACAGGAAGAGGTGCAGATCTTTTAATTATTGATGATCCGCATTCTGAACAAGATGCAATGAACGCTCAGGCCCTGGATAGAACTTACGAGTGGTATACCTCTGGACCTAGACAACGTTTACAACCTGGCGGATCTATAATTGTAATCATGACTAGATGGAATGAAAAAGATTTAACAGGCAGATTATTAAATGCACAAAAAGAACCTAAGGCCGATCAATGGCATGTAGTTGAGTTCCCTGCAATCATGCCTTCAGGAAAACCTGTATGGCCAGAGTATTGGAAACTAGAAGATTTAGAATCTGTAAAAGCTTCTATACCATTATCAAAATGGAATTCACAATACATGCAAAATCCTACTTCAGAAGAAGGAGCACTTATAAAACGTGAGTGGTGGAAAGATTGGGAAGATGAAGAGCTACCTGCATTGCAGCATGTAATACAATCTTATGATACAGCTTTTATGAAAAAAGAAACTGCAGATTACTCTGCAATTACAACCTGGGGAGTTTTTCAACCCACTGAAGATGATCCGCCTAATTTAATATTAGTAGACTCTTTAAAAGGTAGGTACGAATTTCCAGAGCTACGTAGGATCGCGATGGAGCAATACGGCTACTGGAATCCTGAAACAGTTATTATTGAAGGCAAAGCATCTGGTCTGCCTCTAACTTATGAGTTGCGTAAGATGGGAATCCCTGTTATAAATTTCACACCTAGTAAAGGCAACGACAAGCACACTAGAGTAAACGCAGTATCACCGATGTTTGAGTCGGGGCTGATATGGGCGCCCAAAGAAATGGAGTTTGCTCAAGAGGTGATTGAAGAATGCGCTGCCTTTCCGTATGGAGATCACGATGACTTGGTCGATAGTATGACCCAGGCTGTTATGAGATTTAGACAAGGTGGTTTGATTCAACACCCTGAAGATTATAAGGATGAACCAGCACTACCTAAACAAAGGACATATTATTAATGGAAGAAGAGCGATACGAAGATGTAATTGATGCCTATGTAAGAGGTGTAGGAGTCGAGCCAGGAGAAACCTTGACTGAATACATAAAAAGGAATAATATAAAAATAATGGACCCAGAACCAAGAGACGAAAAAATGGGTGGAGGAATTATGAGAAAAATGCTAAGAGCGGGAGATGACCCAAGAGACTTCGAAGACGAAGTAGATGTTCAAGAAACTGATGTCGATGTAATCGAATTAATGAAAGACCAAGGTATCCCTATGGGTGAACAGGTCATGAAAAAAGGTGAAGGCATCATGCAACTAGCATCAGAGGATCCAGAAGATGAAAGAGACTTAGAGTTCTTAATAGAGTTTAAAGAGTTCCAAGATAATAACCCTGGAAAAACCATAGACGATTTTATTGAAATAAAAATAACTGAGCTATTAGCGAATAGAAAAGCAAAAGAAGAAGAGCTTGCAAGAATAACTTTAGCTAGAGGCGGTGGAGAACTCGTAGGTAATCAATCAAAAATTGATGTAGCAGCACCATTCGGTGAAATAACTGGAGCAGACTTTGCTAAACTTAGAGAAGATAAACAATCAGGCGGTATAGCAGGAATCCTAGGGGTCTAAATTGAAGATCCACGAATACAATCAGATGATGGCGTATCTTACGCGTCCAGGATTTAAAGATGGCACGCCTTTAGAAAAAGATTTCTCTGACATGTCAAACACTGAAATTATTGAGACAGCAGAAACTTCAAACACATTAGTTCCCCCACAAAAACCAGGCACTGAACTTACTCTAGATGACGAAGTAGAAGCTCTTAAAAAAGTTCTTCCAGCTTTTGAACCACAAAGCCAGGTCTACCGTATTCAACAATTTTTGGAAAGAGCTTTAAAAAAAGGTTTAATAGATCAAGACGATTTTAATGAAGGTATTCAATCTTTACAGAGTGATAAAGTTACTAAAACTATATCTGATTTCGAAGAGATGGTAGAAGAAGATGCAACCAACAAATAAGTATCCAAAGACCCACCTTCTGCCACCTAAATCTGGGCCCACGCCTCAAGGGTTGAAAATTGATTACAATACTGTTAAGACTGTAAGATTGGAGAAAACAAATGGCAGACAAAATAGACAAGTCCCTGACGCAAGGTCCAAGGGGCTCGATTACACTTCCTAGTGATGAAGAGGTTAGAGAAACTGTAGAAGAAGTTGCAGTAGAAGAGCAACAGGGACCAGGACCCATTGAAACTACAGAACTCGAAGATGGATCAGTTGAAATAGATTTTGATGCAAACGCTGCATCACCAGAAGGTGGTGACGAGCATTATGCCAACTTAGCAGAATTTTTACCAGACGAAGTTCTAGGAGAACTCGGATCAGATCTCACTCAAAAATATCAAGACTACAACGCTTCAAGAAAAGATTGGGCACAAAGTTATGCAAAAGGTTTAGATCTTTTAGGATTTAAATACGACATGCGTACAGAACCATTCCAAGGTGCATCAGGCGCCACGCACCCAGTCTTAGCAGAAGCTGTTACTCAGTTTCAAGCTTTAGCTTATAAAGAATTATTACCCGCAGATGGTCCAGTTAGAACAGCTGTTGTCGGTGCACCATCAGAAGAAAAAGCAAGACAAGCACAACGTGTTAAAGATTTTATGAATTACGAACTCATGGAAAAAATGAGAGATTACGAACCAGACTTTGATCAACTATTGTTTTATCTTCCACTCGCAGGCTCTGCGTTTAAAAAGGTTTATTATGATGAGCTGGATGGTAAGGCTGTATCAAAGTTTGTACCCGCGGATGATTTGATTGTACCGTATACTGCTACCTCATTAGAAGATGCGGAAGCAATCATTCACCGGGTGAAGATTTCAAAAAACGATTTAAGAAAACAACAGGTCGGTGGTTTTTATAGAGATATAGATTTAGGAACTCCAGGCTATGAAGAGAGCGATCTAGAGAAAAAAGAGAGAGAACTAGAAGGCCAAAGAAAATCTCAAGACGATGAAGTTTATACTTTGTTAGAGTGCCATGTTAATTTAGACCTAGAAGGTTTTGAACACACAGATGAATCTGGTGAACCATCTGGAATAAAAATTCCATACATAGTAACCGTTGAGTTAGCAACAAGAGAAGTTTTATCTATTAGAAGAAATTACGAGATTGGAGATCAGAACAAAACTAAGATCCAATATTTTGTCCATTTTAAATTTTTACCTGGACTAGGATTTTATGGCTTCGGTCTCATCCATATGATTGGCGGTCTGTCTAGAACTGCAACAGCAGCTCTTCGTCAATTATTGGATGCGGGTACGCTCTCCAACTTACCCGCAGGATTTAAAATGCGTGGCATTAGAATTAGAGATGATGCGCAATCAATACAACCAGGTGAGTTTAGAGATGTAGATACACCAGGTGGTAA